CATAGCGCTCTTCGTAGGAACGCACTACCTCTTCATTCGCATTTAGCCACTGTGTCGTCAGCGTTAAGCGCGTAAGCCGGTTGCCGTCTGCCTGTTCGGCTAGTGCGATTGAAAAATCTTCCGCCGGGAAAAGCACCTGTAACAAGGCGTTGTCTCCGGTTAAGTTCGAGACAGTGCCTTCAGCACGAAAAGGCGCAAACGTGTACGATCTGCTGCCGATCTTTTTGCTACTGTTTACAAAATAATTTTGAAATGCGTAACGGTTGTCGTTTTTGTCTACTAGAAAGAAAAATTGGGCGACTCGGATTACAGCAGCCATTATGCAAGCTCTCCAATAAAACGGATGCGTACTGTACTAAGCCCCTTGATGACGCTTTGTACATCTGGTGCAGCAGCGTAAAACCACTCGATACCAGACGGTATGCGGATAGCATTACCTACTGCAGTGCTATATCCAGAGACAAGAGATGCAGGCAGCGCAAAACTTGTCAGCGTACCTTTTTGTCCTAGGTAGTGATCCAAGATTTGATCCAGAACACTACTGCTGATATTTGCAAATTCCAGTTCCAGTTCGTAGCCGGTGGCACGGTTGCCGAAGCTGCGTTTGACGATGGCACCCGAAAGAGACCGATACGTTTTGGAGGGAAAGTCGCCGGGCTTAAAGCTGCGGGAGGTTGGCTTTAGTGATGGGAACGTAGCCATTAGATGCCAACCCTCCTACGGGTTTGTGGGGATTGCTGCAGGCGATCCAAGGTCATGGACATACCGCGTTTGGCACCATCATTGGCAGCTTGACGGCGGGTGGCTGCCATTGCCTGCTCCAGTTGATCGCGGCTGACGTACTCCACACCGCCGATGTTGGTGGATTCAAAGCTCATGTTAAGCACGGGGGAACCGCCGGAGCTACCCGGTGCAGCACCCATTGCGGAGCGGAGATCGCTGTTTGACAGGACGCCGCCACTGGTGCCAGGAACGAACAGCTCGGGACCGCGTTCGCCTACTAGGTAAGGAGTGCCCATTTGAGCTGGACCACCGTTAGCACGACCACCTACAGCCAATCCCGGTATTGGAGTTTTAAGGGCACCGGTTCCGGTTAAATTCTTACCGGCTTTGCCAAGAGTACCGCCGCCTAGTGCGTTCAAAATTGTTTGCAAAATAATCAGCATCATTTGTTTGGCAATAATCTCAACTGCCATGCTGATAAAGGCATCTCCAATCTTCTTAAAGGCGTCTGCCAGTGCTTCTTGAGTTGATTTTGCGCCTGTAATTACTTCGCCAAATGCAGTACTAAAAGCAGAGCTAATTGCTGTTGCTCCGTTCACGATGGCATCCGTTTGAAGCTTGATTGGATTGAGTTCTTCTTTTAGCTGCGCGATTTTGTCCGACAATCCGCCTGCAACAGTCCCTTCACCCGCTACGCCAAATTGAGTTCCTTCTACTGCCTTTTTAAACAGCTTGTCAGCTTCTTCGGCTTGCTTCTTAAGGGCTTCAGTTTGAAGATCAATCAATTCAAGGCGCTGGATTTCTGTGTTTAGCTGATTGAGATTTGTTTGTTGTTCGGCGTTTTTAAGCTCAGAGATCTGTTTAGCACGATCTTCAAAATTGAATTGAATTTGCAGGCGCTTACGTTCAAGCTCAGACGATTCAAACAACAAAACAGCTTGACGGCTAAATTGAGTGCCAAGTTGATCGCCTAATTCAAGTGATCGCTGAAGTTCTTTAGCTAAACGTTCGGCTTCGCGTTCAGCATCAGATTTACCTTTCTTTTTGCTTTTACCAGTGGCTTCCATTAAGCCCGGTAGAGCTGCTCTAGCTGCTGGTGGCGCGGCGGTAGGTGGAGTTAAGACGCCTTGCTGATAACCATATGTCCGCATTAGGTCGCGGAAACGCTCTTCCCGTAGCTGATTAAATGTTGCTTGGTCAATCATCTGACCTCTACGACCAAATTGACCCCCATTACTTCCCGCACGCATTCTTGCAATTTGTTCGGCCTCTTGCCCTGCTTGCTTAAATAGCTTGTCGCGCATTGCTGGCGCAAGGTTTGCACCTAACTGGCGCTGCAGCAATATCGTTTCAAACACGCTATTTATCTGATTGGCAATATCAATCGCAAGTCCCAAAATACTTTGCATCGCTGGCGCAAGGATCGTGCCCAGCCGTGATGCCAGATTTTGTACTGCATCTTGAAGAGTACTGAGACGACCCGCAAGCGTGTCACTTTGGGCAACGGCGCCATTTGCATATTTACCGCCAGCATCGGTTAATTTTTGCAGTGCAAATTCAACTGCCTCGGCACTAATCCGCCCCTTGCTTAATGCGTCTTGGAACTCCTCGCCGCTTAGCTTATATTCCTCTCGCAGCACTTGCTGAAGAGCAACGCCACGCTCTTGAAACTGCAGTAGCTCTTCGCCTTGCAATCTGCCTTTCGCCTGAACTTGACCGTAGGCAGTAACCAACCCTTGAAGCTCAGCACCAGTTGCACCAGAAACATCAGCAAGGCGCTTGGTCGTCTCAACAACCTTTTCAGTCGATACACCAAAGGCTTGCAATCGCTTGGCTGAATCAATCAGTTCTGTGCTAGTGAACGGTGTAACCGCACCAATTTGCTGAAGCTCACGAATAATCTGAGTAGCCTTTTGAGCACTTCCAGTTAAAACTTGCAGACTTCGCGTCTGGCTTTCAAGCTCAGCGGTTTTTGCGAAAACAAATTTGGCTGCTTGAATTGCGCTAAACGCAGCCGCCAGTTTGCCAACAGCAGCGATTAAACCACCGAACGCTTTCTCCGTCTGCTGCGCTTGCCCTTGTATTGCCCGCAGTTTTTGCGTCGCATCTCTGCTATCAACATTGATGGCAACGTTGGCGACGACGGACACAGCTCAGCCCTCCAGTAAAACCAGTCTACCGACGACGTACCTTTTTCATCGCCGCTTCATGCTCATCATGCTGTATCGCAAAAAAGGCTGACCACATCATCAGCTCTTCAAGCGTCATATTTTCCGCCAACTGTGACAAGCTATAACCAAGCTCTTTTGCCACGCCCATCTGGAGCCTTAGAAGATTGTCCTTCTCAAGCTCCTTTTTCAGTTTTTTGGGTCAATCTCTTCTTGAATGTCTTCGCTGATCACAGCCAGCATCAAAGCTTGTAGGTCGGCATCACGCACTTCATTTTTCAACTCCGCAATTTCACCAGCAGCAAACAAGCGTTGTCCATTTTCGTCCATTGCCTTTTGCACAAGCAATTGCAGAGCAAACGCATTTACGTCGTCACCTGTGCCTTTTTGTGCCCGCTCACGTTCCGCCATCGTCAAAGGCGTGCGCCAAAACTCAAACGTGCTGCCATCATGCAGTTCAACCGTTTTTTTGACGGGCACAAGGTTTGCAGCCTTTTTTAGGCGGTCAAGCGCACGCATGGGCTGGGAAGGCATAAAAATCAGTCGTTGGTTATCACTTTAGGCATAAAAAAGCCCCCAGCGCAAGCCGGGGGTAAACCATCACCCTGTTCAGGGTATCAGGCAGAGGTGCTGAAATCAAAAGTCGGCACGCCGGTAGGACGGAATGCGATTTCAACCTGCTGGGCATCATCAGGGTTGATGTTCAAGCTGGCGCTAATCAGCACAGCATCCATGGCAATGGAACGGCTTAGGGCTTCAGTGCTCTGCTTGTCGGTATACAGCTTGAAAGCGCAACCAACTTGTTGACGCTGCAGCACGTCTTCCACCATGCGGTTAGAAAGTGCAGCATCCTCGTTGGTGACGTAGACGGTTGCAGTACCGCTGCCATCAGCGAAGCCTGGAATGTAAGCACGGAAGGGTGCGTACTGCCCGGCGGTTTGCCCGATGGTGGTTACGTCGATTTCAGCGCGGCTGATCTCGAAGCTCCAGCTTTGCACTTGACCGACAGCGGCATACTCGGCGTAAGCAACCTGAAACTCATTAGGAGCTGCAGCAGTGCCGTCGTCAGTAATGGTGATGCTTGCGCCGCCAGCGGTAGCAGAAACTTTCAGCACACCAGTTGCTGCGGCGTAGCTGATGACGTAATAAGTGGTGCCAGCAGAAATGCCAGCAGGGAGCGTACCAGTGCCGGAACCGCCGGTTTGGCTGTTCACCACGCTGAACTTAACAGGATCACCAACTTTGAAATTGAGGTAAGCCTCAACGGTGATTTCATCATCAGCAACAGCTACACCAGATTCACCGAATGTTCCGGTGGTGCCAGCGGGCTTGTAATAAAGGGCGCCGGACGTACCGGACAAAACAGTGACAGCCATGATTGAACGGTATTGGCTACGCCTAGTCTAAATAGGCTTCGAACGTAGCCGTCAACTGAGTTTGATAATACGGCTCAGGTGATGCTGGCGTTATTTGTGCTGGACCAGAGGCGGCATCAAAGATGATGCTGCTAAATTTGGCGCGGTCAAACAGATCCTTGATGCGCTCTGCAATGGTGAAGTTGGCACCAGTTCCAGAGCCCATAGGTGTGTAGACGTTGATCACAAGTGTGCCGTTTTGCCGGTTGAACCCAGTGGACGGACCAAGCAGAGTGGCATAGGCATTGTCGCCAAAGCGAATTGCTGCCTGAATCCAAGGGCTGTTGTTTGGTGGCGTGAACGGTACGTTTTCGTAGCTGACAGGGTAAACAGGTGCTACAGCCATCTGAGTGGCAATACGCCCTTCGATAGCAGCGCGGACATCGTTTAGTGTGCTGCTCATGATTGCCTCCCGATGCGGTCTGCTGCTATACGAACCCTACCTTGAACATCTTTGGCAATTCCCTGAATCCAGCCAGGACTAGCTTGTTTGCTTCTATATTGACCGCCCCACGATGGAGGGTAGCTGCCACCTGCCAGCGGCTCAGCATACGGCAAATTGTTATGTACGCTGTAAATGTTCCCGAGACGTTCTTGCTGGTAGCCAATACGAGATAAAGGTGGTGTTCCGCTGTAGTTGCCTTCAGGCGCAATACCTCCTGGCGCTGCGTTTTCACCAACCTGCCAGCTAGCACGGAACCTCCCCGTATCTACTGGACTGGCTTGTTTGAGCAGGTTGTCAGTTTCAAGCACTGATGCACGCAGCAGCTTCTCCATCTGCTGTGTGGCGTAATCGCCAATATCGCCAATCCGTATTGAGCGTGCCATTAGACCCTCAAGATTAGTTCGTAGGTGATAGGCGTGTTATCTTGCTCGATGGTGTCAACTCGAATCACCTGGTGCGTAACGTTACTAATGATGACACGATCCGTTGGTGTCGGCACGCTGGCTAGATCAGCAGCAGCAATCAGCAGACGCTTGTCAGTCGCCTGAATCAAATCGTTAACTTCATTCAGGTTGATATCCTGCAGCACACCACGGACAACGGTATCAGTCGTGGTTTCGCTGACCGTGCCAGTCGTAGGGTTATAAACGCCTGGTACAACACGGCGAATGGTGGCAGTACCACCAAACTTTGCCATCAACTTAGAGGCTGTCTTCCGTAGCGAGCCTGCTAGTGCCATCAGATTTTATACGCGATACATGCTCCATTCTGAAGCTGGATGCTCGTAAAGTAACCAGTCAGGTGTGCGCCTTGATCAACTGATGCGCCAGAAAAGCTGTTGTCAATAATGTTGGTTGAAACGATTGACTGAATCGTACTGTTTTCGTAAAAGTCGATGTGGTGGAACTTGCCAGTGTGAACAGCGGTGTCGTTAATCAGCTCAGCGCCGATTGCGTAATCAACATAGCTGGCGCCGCCGTGTGATTTTGCCATGGTTAGATCTTGTAGGCGATGACCGCGCCACCGTTGTTCAAAGTAAATCCAGTGAAAACGCCCTGGATTTCAAAGCCTGCAGGGAATGATTCACCAACGGGATTGTTGCCAGTCCAGTTTTGAGCAGTCAGCGCAGCAAAACTGGTGTTATTTTTCAGGATGACAATCCGATTCCAGCGCCCGGTTTTAGCGTCGGTTGAAGTGACAAAATCACCGCCGATGCTGTAAGTATTGTCTAGCGCCTGATGAAGGGACATGATCAGATCCTGTAGGCAACAACTGTGCCGCTGGTCAGCGTCACGCTAGTGAAGATGCCATACATTTCACCAGTTGCTTTTAGCGGCACTGCAGTCAAAGCATTGCCGGTGTAATCCTCAGCCACCAGCGAAGCAATCACCGAATCCTCAAGGGCGCAGATCTTGGCAAACCGCCCGGTGTGAGCAGCAGTGTCGCTGATGTATTCAGCCCCAGGGTAGGCGTATCCCATGATCAGCTCCGACGAATAGCAAAGTTGCCTGGTCCACTAATTCTAAGCCCGGTCAAATACCGCTCAAAGATTGGTGGCACACGATCAGCGCCGGTAGCCATGCTGCTAGCGCCTGCCGTTTCAACGCTCAAGCTACCGATTTGAACACGCTTGTAATCCTCAACGCCAGATAAACCAAGTCCGTCTTTGTTGTTGTTCAGGTAAACCGCCAGCACACATTGCGCGTATTCAATCTGGCTTGGAATCTCCGTGTCAGTGAAATAATCAGTGGTGATGCGGAATGGAAAGCCTACGGCGTAGGTGTTGATGTAGGTATCAGGCTTCCGCACCCCTGTTCGTGGCCACTGCAATGCTTGCGTATCCGTAGCTCTAGCACCTAGAAAACGCTCTCGATCAAGGCGCTGAGTAGCAGATACCAGCGCACGATTCTTTTGATCAGTGGTGGCTGTACCCCATGCCACCACATCATCGTCCTCAACAAAACCGTCAATCAGCGCTTGAGCTGCTGCCAGTGTCAGGTAGCTGTTGGCGTTTGCGCCCCCTACCGTTGCGTCGATTGTTACTGCCATCGGTAGGTGCCGAGGTTAGTTCAAGTTTAGGAGTGGGCTCCGCAATAGGAAAAGA